TACTACCGCCCTTGGTTGCAATATATTCCATCAACTTCCTTTGTTTACGCTGTGCCTTACTCTCTCCTAAATCCCTCTCAAAGAGGTACCGTGTACATTTTTCAGCATAGAGAGATAAAGAAATTCCAGCCATCACAGCAGACTCGCCAATGGTTTCACTCTCTGAATCAATAAGGTATTGGAATAGTATCGCTGATTTAAGCACAGAAGGAGACCACCGTTTGAGGAAGGGGTCAAGCACGAACTTAGTTGAATCATTAGATTCTTGAAATCTTAAAAACATATCGTTGTGATAGTCTTCAAAAATCTTCTGTGCATCAGGCGATATATTATATTCTACTGAAACGGAAATATTGTCGAGTTGATTATATATCTCTGACAATAGTCTGTAGGAATGTAGCTCCTGTATCTTTGTTTTCTTCTTAGGCAGTGCACTTGGTATAACATCCGAGACAGGTGGTTTAAATAACATGAACCGTGCAAGGAATCCTGACCCTGCATCATCCTTACCTATTAATCCATGCAGAAATTCCATAGTAGACACTCCTGAGATACCAATAAAAGGTCTGCGTAACACCTTACTACCACCTGTACGAGTAACATCCTCAAAGTAACTAGGTGTGTCATACAATTCCGTAAGGTGTTGACGGAATCCCCTGTTATGGTTTGATTCTAACATGGCTAACCATGCCCCAAACTCAGACAGTAGCCAGACACCTCCACCAGTATCATCTATACGGTCAATGCAGGCTTCCCATGATGCCTTGTTGGGTAACACCTTTCTCATAGAGCGATACCGTTGTAGTTCATTAACGTACTCCATTAGTTCTTCATCTCCCTCGTGTGCCCCATTCTCTCGTATTGAAGCTATCCGTGTTTCCAAGTCCTTAACCTCGTATATTATTTTTTCTTCCCTATCTCTAAGCCTAGCAGAACCTGCGTTCAGGGCTGTGGTCTTGAACGAACCACTCTCTGATATGGAAAGGAACCACATGTTACCGTACAAGGGGACAAAATAATTAGGAGGTTGTATGGTGAGCTTGATACCAGCATGGGCACCTAGACAGGACAGAGCAGTACCATATATAATTGCCGAGGATGCCTCTGTTAATTCACAGGCTTCACGGACATGGTCACGTAGGATGGATGGAATGTGTGTGTCATCGAACTCCTCCGGTTCATTGTCATTTAACAGGTTATCGCAAATAGATTTCATCTCATCAGGCTTAGGTACCACCACGTTACTCTTCTGGTGATGTCGAAGCTCAACGGAACGCTTCAGGAATAACTCACTGACCTTCACCCCTAGGCCGTTGCATATAGTCTGAATGCTACAGCCAGAATGACAGCGCATTAATATCTTTTCCGTTTCAAGCGTAACACTCAGGGAGGCTTTGCGATCATCATGCGAGGGGCAAACCGCATTGGCTGTATCGCCTGACCACGAAACCCCCTTGAGTTGCGAAATTATTCTATTGTGTGTCTCCTGTATGTCATTAACTGTTTGGGAACGCTCTGACTCAGTCAGGTATTCATCCACGTTGAGATTGTCAAAGTCCCACGCCTTGTTAAGGTCGAGGTTAGATGCCTCTATCTCAAACGGTGTCTTAAGTTCTTCAATTAATTTTAAAAGGGAAGACTTTTGTTGGTCTGGTGGGATGTTATCCAAATAGTCAGATACATCACCGCCCTTACTGAGGTTGGGTAAATTTATTATCCAAACTTTAGATACAAAATCTCGTATCTGTTCACCTGTATCTTGGGCAAACTTCTTACCAGCTTCATCGTTGTCAGGAATTATAAAGACCTGATCAAACCTATTGAAATATTTTTCTGCAAAGTCGGATTGTTTTTTTATGAGAGGTGACCACGCATTACTACCCCCTGCTATAGTTGTAGCTAACAGGTCTATATCGTGCAATCTATCTGCATCCTTTTCTCCTTCGACAAATATTATTGCACGCTGATCCTTAATGTCAGGCCAACGGTATGGTACCTGTTTTATACCATCCCAATTCCAAACTTCTTTACCTGTCTGGTCAACTCTAAGTCTACGAAATTCTTTATTAGGAAATTTTACTACTGTATATAGTAGTCTCCCATTACCATCCTTATACTCATGTTTTATCTGTTCCATTTAATGCCCCACATTTAACTATAATGTACCCCTTTTTACGAGAATCTTTTTCGCATCTGATTATTTTAATTCTATCTACCTGTGAGTCGTCCCTGAACCAAGGTAGAGCGTCTTCTACTATCTTAATTAAGTTGGATATGTCTCGTCTCCGATTGTCAGGTGGATATACCTGTATATCTAGCCACACCCTTTCCGTTTCATACACCATCTTAACGCCTGCAAATATAGTGCAACAAGCGTTCTTAAATGCCCTACCCTTTCCTGAAATGTATAACCCCTTACCCCTTACCTTATATAAGGAGTTGACGGATACAGGCCAAGGTAGTATTGCCGATTGGCAATCAGAATCCATGAGGCTGGCCCCAATGGTATAGTGTTACCGCAGTCCAGATAATTACGATTAAATTTTTCCAAATCCATGCTTCTATCATAATTAGTACTAAATTAGTGCTATATCATTAGTATAGACTATTTGCTATAGACTATTTGCAATAGGGGGACGGTCAGGAAACAGGAGAGAAACCTGACCGCCTTGAGTAAGGGACAGAGCGTATCTTTTCAACGGTTGACCCCTACCTACTAGACCTTAGAACGGCAGGTCTGCCTTCTCTTCCGCTTCTTTAGAACTTAAAGGAGCAGAAGGTGGAGTCAGAATGTTTGGAGATGCACCAACAGAAAATGCTGAGACCTTACGCACCTCATTAAACCCATTCTTATTAGGGCCGTAGTCCACCTTAACGTACTTACCTTCTAACTCGGTAAGGCTACTGAGAGTCTTAAGGCCAAGAGCATGTGCATAACGTGCAACTTTACGCTTGCCAATGCCATCCTTGACCTTGCCAGCTTCATCGTGCTGGTTGTTCATATAGATAGCCTCAAATATCCATTGCCCATCCAGAGCTTCGTTACCTGAGATTTCAATAGGCATCAACAGTTTGCTGTGTCCCTTAGAATCCTTACGGACATCAGGTAGGGTTGCCTTGATTTCACACACATACTCCCCAACAGGGATTTCAATGCGTTCACGTTTGTTTTCTGTGTCCAGAGTTTCTTGTACATCCTCTATTGAGAATGCTAATTCAGAGTTTTCCATAATTATCCTTCTATCTGAGTTTTCTGAGTTTGAGTTGAGGAGCCACCCCAAAAGTTACTTATTAACTTCTGGTACTCATCCCAATCTGCTGGGATTTCGGCTGGTAAATCGAATCGGTTCTTGGCATCAACGCCCATAGAACCACTTGTGTACAGGAAGCGTTTGCCTGACTGAATTGCCCTGCTATCTTTCCTGTTAAATCCAGAGTCGATCTTCTTGACTATGGTTTCAAACGCAACAAAAAGAATTACATCTGCCCACTCCATCACATCTGCGGAAAGAGATTTGTGGAGCTTGAGGATGTAGGAGTCATACGGCTCCATTGTTGGCTTGTTAATTGTCCTGACCTGTGTATGGCAGACCAGAATAGGCTGAATATCCTGAGTGTCACGTAAGTAGTTGAGACCACTCAGTAATTTCTGCATTTCGCCACGAGCATAAGCGTAGCCCTTTCCATAACCGAGTGATTCGATATGGGGCTGTTTATGGTCAACACATACCTTGCCCTGAGCAAGTAATTCCAGTTTATCAACAGAATCTATAATGATCCGTTTTACACCAGTCTTCTCACCTGCCAATTCACGCAATGTTGCCATAACGGAATCCCATTTCTCAGCGTTTTCCTTCACATCTCCTGTGGGAACACAGTCATGTATAAGGTTAATGCCAGTCTTATGGAATACGTTTTCGCCACCATCATCTGCGTTGATAACAAATGCTGGTTCCTTTTTCGTATGGGAAGAACAAGCAAAGGTTGTCTTACCTGCACCTGTCTCCCCCTCGACTACTAATTTCTCTGGCTTTCTCACGACTGCCCTTTTATATTTTTCAAGCATTATTACCTTTGCTTAATAGTTGATTGATTGATACCTCGTCTTCCTTCCACATACGCCACTTGAATTTCTTCCAGAGTTTTAGCAACTTAGCTAATGTCTCCTTAATCTCTGGCTCAAATACACGCTCCGCACATCTAGGGCAGAAAAGGTGGTTAGTTCTACTTTTACAGTTGGACATCCACCATGCAGTGTCTTCATCCAATTTACCACAAAAGCAAGGAAGATTACCATTGTCTCCCTTCTTATAACCAAGTTCATTGAACCTAGCCATAATCTGTTTATCCCTCTTGATCCTCTGAATCTCTTCTTCTGAGACGAAACGCTTTTTGCTCTTCAAATTCAACGATTTCTTGGATTTGCCCGATTGTCGATAATGCGTTGTAGATGAGATATTTTGCTCCGTCATTGTTTTCTTCCTTCAGTTGATCAAGTGCAAGGTCAAGATGTTTTTCTGCTATCCTGAGCCTGTTGTTTATTCTTGAGTCTATCATTGAATCCTTTTAACTAACTCGTCCACACTGATAAAGTTCTCATAGTGACACTTATCATAAACATTGCACCACATAGGAGAACAGAGAGCGTGTGACCTATTTAAAGGCCAGTAGTCATTATCAATTCTAGTATTTAATTCAGTAAGCAATTTGTATGCCATGAATAAATCCTCTGATGTTAATTCTGTTTTTAAGAAGACAGGAGGATGGTCTGGTATGATGAGATGATTCTCAAATGCTGGTATCTCTGTTAGCCCCCTGACATACATTATTACTAATGCATAAAGTGCGCCCTGCATGACCCATTCACGCTTGGCTTTCTTTGCAGGTTTAGACTGGCGTTTTATGTCTATTATAAGGGGCAAATCTTGCCTCTCGGCAACAATGTCCATATAGCCTGTGGTTCGTCTGGTATGTCCCTCAAAGATAATGTTAAAATAGTACTGTGTTTCTAATGGTTTATAGTTTATCCATCCCATATAATCTTCAACCGCCTTAACATGCGTGTCTAAAGATTCTACAAGTTTAACGTATTCAGGATAGTCCATTACCTTTTCCATGTCAGACAGTTTCTGCTCCATATCCTTTCGTATGTTAGAACCTTGAATGCCTGTCATGATATTCTTTAGACCTGCTTCATAGCCTGCATCTACGATAGTACCTGCGCCTGAGTAGAAGTTATGTTTAAACGGATCGCCACCTACTTTCTTATACCATAACTGCTTTGAGCAGAATGATGTGGAAGATGAGTGACTTAGCTTGATGTCAGGATGTAGCATATGTTCCTTGCTGTTCTCTTTGTTTTAAAGAAAGTGCCCCCTTTTTACCAAATCTTTGGGAACAGTTTTTACATGTACACTTACTCTTACCGTCTGAATATTCTACCATCCAATTGGGTTTGGTTTTATTTATAGAATCATTCATTTTTAGTTATAGATTATTGTTTACCTCGTCCATATTTTAGCTTGATAAGCGGGATCAAATGTAATTTCTATTGGTTCAGGATCAACCACATTTAACTTATAAAGTTTATGTTTTTGCATTAACTCAAATAAATCTTTTTCTAATGGAATTAGTCCACAATAAGATAAGTC